TTTCGAAATGGAAGCTGTTCGAGAGATGACTGAGGAAGAGAAGGTGGAATATGAGGCAGCTATTGCGGCCAGGAGGACTCCTGACCACATGGTTGGCCAACATTTCACTGATCCTAGCCCCATACTGCCAAATGCAGCGTGGCGCCAGCCTGTTTCTCCTGTGCCAAAGCAGGAGTTCAAGTTCCGCTTTATGTCCCCGGAGCCGTTGCCGTCTTATGAGGAGTTCCTCAAGGCGAGCACAAGCGTCCAAAATAGTAACTACGCGTTTCCCCCTGTTGTGGTGCCACCGACTGAGCGACGTGCATGCATCTTCTTCAATAAAGCTTCGGGCTGTACGATGGGAGATAAGTGCCAGTTTGCCCATGTTCGAAATCCGACACAAGGAGTCGCTGAGAAAACAGCGAGCAAGCCGAAAGGTGAGCAAGATAAACCCGTGGCAGAGAGAACTGCCAAGGCTTCAAAGGGGAAGAAGGCCAAAGAGTCTGCAGAACCCAAGAAGGAGGCTGAGATCCCAGCTCAGCCAAAAGGTGTCTCGCCGGGCAACTCCAAGAAAGGAACGCCGGCTGGAACGCCTCGTGATCATTCGAAAACTAAACAATCGAAGAAACATGATCCGAAAGCTTCGTCAGGGAAGGGCCGTAAGGCACAGAAGGACGAGGCAGCAGAAAAGAGTGAGTCTGATGCGACTGCTCTATCAGAAGCAAATACCAACAAACCCAAGCACCTTCGCCTCGATGTTAAGCTAAGCGGGAAGAAATTTCTCGAATTGGCCGGCATCGCAGGAACGTTGAATCTGGTGAATGGGACGAAAGGTGGCAATCTCCACGACGAGGACAATGCGATTCGGCATGTACTAGTTTGGACGCTCATCGATTCGTTCCGTGTCAGCGGACTGGTCGTCAAAGACTTCCAGGGAAAGGCGCGTGGGCCCTGTCTGAAAGTGGACGGTGTAGACATTGAGTACCCTCATATCTGTCGTCGCGTGATTACAGCGCGTGATGTAGGATTGGGGTCGCCATGCGGGGGCGTGGAGCTGTGCAAAGTCGCGGCTCAAACGCTCATGTGCGTGGATGTCATCACCCATATGACTAAGCAGGAGGTCATCGAAGTACTGCTGCGATCTGGCAACAGGGAGATGTGGTGTGTGTTCCACGACTTGTATAGAGCCGAAACGCGCCCGAAGTACCGCCTTTGTATTCAGGATGGGAAACCGGTGTGGATTAGGTCAGTCGATGGGAACAACGACTCTCAGCCAGATTTGTACCAGGAATGGATCGCTCTTGGCGGGTTTGAGATTGAACTTGCGGGTGTGCGTCATGCCGTTGTGGCTCGTGAATGGGGCCCCAGTAAGGGGACTCAAAGGATCATGAAGCTAACACTGCTGGCGGCTGCGCCTGCTAATTCGTTTCAACCGGTTAGGATTGACGGGAAATTCTGGGACTGGGCCGCCACAGGCTTGCAGAATGGAGTGTACCGATTTGACCAGGAGGTGGCCAAAAGGAGAGTGATAGTGGTGACGCCAGATTACGTAGTGATGCGTGATGAGAGCGAAACTATTTACACGATCTGTCCACGGCCGACAGTGGAAGCGACGTTGAAGTCTATGGCTCTCAAGCCGACGACAACGGGGAGTGTCAGTACTGCGCAACGCAAGGTGGCGGCGCAAGTGGACTCACCGTCTGTGCAAACCTTTAAAGAGGTAGTTGAAGCGACTGTTGAGGTCGTGGATACGTCGACTGAGCAAGCCAAGGCGCGTCTCTCCCTGTGGAATTGGATGTTCCCTCCAAAGAACATTGACGAACGGGCACGCTTGAATGAGCGCCTGTACGCAGTGGTCGACACGACTACCACCAGTCGTGGAAGTCTTCTGGACGTGTTGCCGCCTTTGAAATCGTGGGCGGCGTTGTTCACGTCTCTCCCCAAACTGATTGGGGCAGTCCCGTTTATGCTGTTGGTATTGGCTTACCTTCGGCGACGGGCTTCGCGTGCTCTCAGCCTTCGGGCGCAAGAGAGCTTGCTGACCAGAGTTGCTAAGGCTCCTGGCCGCATGATCGCCTCAATATGGGGAAAGATTCAGTTTGCGGCCACGGTTCGACTGGCTACTGGACAGACTGCGTTGCCCTCGCTGTCGTGGAAGACCGTCCTCACCTCGCTTCTGACTGGTACAATGTCTCTTGTAGACAGACGTCAACAGCAGAAGTTCGGGGTGTATGCAACGATGGGGTTGGTAGTGCCTTTAGTGGAGGAAACTCAAAAGTCAGTGGTCGACATCTTGGTTGCCGCCGGAGTGAACGGTGGATTTAGAGGTGCCTGGACTGTGACCAATGAGTTACCGCATGTTGGAAGTTACTCGTTTGCTGTGGGAGAATTGATCCTAACGGCGGCGAGGGAGTCTAACAGCGGGTGTTCCCCATTTGAAGTGGCGCTCCGGCGACTGCCTCCTTTCGGGATCCATTGCGCCATGGCGCCTTTGGGTTGGACACAACGGGTGTTGATACACTCTGCTTGGAACACGCTCTGTACATATATGAGTGGCGTGGCTGAGCAGCCCGAGTGTCGCGAACTGAAGATCGACGGGTCAACGAGACCGGGGCCTCTGCTGTGTGACGGCATGCCTGGATATGTTTCCTCGATTGATGGATTGCCTGAGTTGTGTCTTACTCAGGAAGGAGAGAAATTGGCCAAGTTGGAGGTGAAAACCTGGCCTGAGCAACGCCTACTTACCGCTGAGCAATTGGCAGGTTTTGACGGCAATGCGGAACGATCCTGTGTGTTTCCAAACACTATCATCTTTAATCCGGTGATTCCCCGTATGCAAGCCGATGTACCTACGAACATGTACGTCGCGCTGCGCACTCGTGTTTTGCATGAGCGCACCCTTTATCCGCAGTGGTTTTTCTGCTCGGAAATGAGGCGCGCCCTAGATGGCATGTTAGATTACACTCTCGTTATTTGGAAGGATTTCGAAGAGTGGAACTCACGCTATTCTGGAGCAGTGCAAGCACAGAATGAACGCGAGCTTAGGGAAATACTGGAACACGGAACTGACGAAGTGAAGTATGTTTGCATGCTCTTCCTGAAGAAGGAGTTGAACCATTCGTTCGACTTCATCGGAAAGTTGAAAGACCCTCGCAACATTTCTCCACCGGGCATGCAGAAAGTGAAGGTGATACAGGGCCCATTCTTTTTTTCATTGTCGCAGTGCATTAATTCGCAGTGGGACGGTGAGCACGAGAGTTATCCTTTTGGTGCTAAGTTTCCGGTCACAGTCCTGGTTAATTCTGGGCTGGACCCGAACTTTACCGCAGAGTCTCAAGCTCAGCGGTTTGCACGTTGCGCCTCACGCGCCTACGAAAAACTCACCGGGCGACGCGGTGTGTTTATCGCAGTGGCCGGAGACGACAATTGGATGCTAGTCAGTAACGGGAAAATTTGCGTTCTGATTTGTGCAGATGGGAACCGGTGGGATGCGGGAATTCGTGAACCAGTGTTGCAGGTGGAGCAGCATGTGTATCGCAGATTCGCCGTACAGTCGCAGTTTACCGGCACCGTATATCGAGGTCAAGAGTACGGAGAACCTAAGGAGGTGTTTAGGTTGGTGGATGAATCCACCGCCGGCAGATTCAAGTGCCAGTTCTATGAGAACGTTGGGGTCACTTTTGAAGGGGTAATGCCTGACATGAGACACTCCGGAGATCAGTACACAACGCTCGGCAATAACATCGATAATGCCGGAGCGAGTGCTGTGATCGCGTTGCGAGTAGAGCGGGTGCTAAATATCGGGCCGCCAGATCTGCTGAAGGCAGTGACGGAGGCCGTGGTAACTGGCTGGGAGCAGATGGGAATCAAGTCTGATGTGCAAGTTTACCAAGACCCATTGCGTGGGGACTTTTGTTCGAGTGTCCTCATGCCTGTAAGTGGTGTTTGGTGGTGCATACCGTTACCGGGCAAGTTTTTGGCCAGGTTCGGTCTCT